GTTGTCCGCGGCGACTTCCGTCTCCATGTCGACGGCCATGTTGTACGTCGGCGCCGCCCCGTTCGCGCCGAGCGCGACCAGGTTCACGCCGGCGGTGTTCAGGATGCCGCGCGGGTTGTTGGCCGCACCGCTGCCGGCGTATGCGGCCGTTTCGACGCCGCGCCCGTGGATCGCGAGGATGTCGCGCCGCACAAGCGGCTCGACCGCCTCGGCGCTCTGCCGCATGAACTGGCGGGTGAAGCTGGTGGCCGACTGGCCAACCTTCGGCTGGCCGAGACGCTGCGCGATCGTCAGCGACGACAGCGCCGCGTTGGCGGTTTCCGCGCCCCACGCGAACGACCCCGCGCCCGTCTGCACCGTCAGCGCGAAGTCGCCCTGCAGGCCGTTCACGAACTGCGCCTGGGTGCGACCCAGCACCATGCGCGCCCGGAGCGCCTCGGCGAACCCGGCGTACTCGGTGAACTGGAGCTCGCCGCCCTGGCCGGCGCCCGCCGCGAAGCCGAGCTGCGTACGCTGCTCGCCGACCGTGAACGGGCCCTTGCCCGTGGTCGGATAGAACGCCGACCCCTGCTGCGGGCGGCCCATACGCTTCGCGATCTCGTCCGACACTTCGAACTCGAAGCCCGACCGCTCGTCGTTCGCGAGCCCCGTGATCAGCTTGTGGAAGCTGTAGGCGGCCTGCTCCTTCTCGGTCAGGACCACCGCCTTCGGCTGCTCGCGCAGCTTCTCGGCCGCCTTGGTCAGCAGCTCGCGGCCCATCTGGTCCGGCGTCTTCTCGGACTGGATGAACGCATTCACCTCGGCGAGCGTCAGACCGGCCGCTTCGCCGAGCTGCAGCATCGCACTCTTCCGTTCGGCAGCGCGCTCGATGACCGCGAGACGCTCGGCCTGCTTGTTGTCCGGGGCAGGGGCCGAGCCCCGCTCCGAAGTCGCTACGGGATCCATCGTCGACTCCTTCGTGTGGGGCTGTTCGCCCGCTGCCGGGGTGGGGGATGCGGTGGCCGACGCGCCCGGCGCGCTGCGGCCGACTCCGACTTCGTAGTCCGCGGGAACCGGCACGGACGACACTTCATAGGGCGCCCAGCCGATGTAGCGGCGCACGAGCATCCCATCAGCGCGCTTCTCCTGGACGTAGTTGTCACCGGGCCAGTAGCCGAACGACGCCTTCGGCCGGATGCCATCGCGCATGTCGGGAAAGACCCAGGCGGCATCCGGGTGATGCCCCTTTCGCACGCTGCAACGACCCATGCGATCCGCATCGATCGTGACCTGCTCGCCGATACCCACCACGCGCCGGAGATCGTGATCGACGCAGAACGGCAGGCCATCGCGCGCGTAGCTCAGGTCCACCGAGCCCGGGCTATGGTCGAGGATCTCGAGATAGGTCTCGCCAGTGCGCCAGTCGTAGCGTTCGACCTCCGCCTCACTGGAAAACGCGATCCGCAGCGTCTCGCCTTCGCCGGCGGCCTCGCGCGTGATCGTGATCTCGCGCGTGTGGAAGCCATGCGGGTTGTCCCTCGTGGCCGGCGCGAATCGGTTCATCATCGTCATGACACAGCCCTCAGCCCTCGCGCCGGATCAACCGGCTCGGGTTCGGTGGATGGCGCCGCAGCCGCGGCCAGCTGCGCCAGCGTGACCTGCTTGTCCTTGGCGTACTTCTCCTCGGCAGCCAACTCGTCGATGACCGCCGAGAAAGAGATGCCGAGCTTGTTCAGCTCGCGCGTGCGCGACGTCATGCGCAGCTCGATCAGCTTCTCGATCGACTCGGCGTCCTTCAGCGGTTCCAGCATCGGCCACTTCCGGCCGTACCACTCTGACCGGCGTACCACGTCGGCGATCATCACCGACTCCGGCAACACGATCCGCCGCGTGAGGACTTCCAAGCGCAGCCACGCGTCGAAGAGCGGCCGCAGGATGTCGTCGATCAGCTGCTGCTGATCCATCGTCCACCCTTCGCGCTCGCTGAACAGGCCGATCCGTCCCGAGGAGTAGCTCGCCGAGCTTAGGTCGCCCGATAGCGACATGTACGAGACATTCAGGCCGCCGCTGATCTCGTGCAGCCCCTGCTTGATCAGCGCGTCGTGCTGCGCGGTCGGCTGCCCCGGGTCGAGCATCTTCGTGCGCCAGCCGTACGGGGTGATCCACGAGGCGCCGGGCTGAATCTCCTCGGTCTCCTCTGGCTGGATCTGGTCGTCGTTCTCGTCCGTGAGCGGGGTGGCCCACTCTTCCGCCTCGAGCGTGTACATCTTCGAGGCGGTGACCCGGTTGAGGATGACGACCGCTTCCTCGAGCCTCTCGAGGTGGTTGATCAGGATCATCACCGGCGCCAGCGGCGTGATGCCGCGGACCTGCTGCGGGCGCGTCCGGTGCCCTGTGTACAGGATCTGACTGGCCGGCACCCGTTCGCGCAGCCGGCGCCCGTAGCTGTCCTCGGCGCCGTCCCAGATGTGATACGCCAGCACCCGGCCGCTGTTGTCCATCTCTACGCCCTGCTCGATGCGCACGCCGTTCTGCAGCGGTTGCGAGTGGTTCTGATCGAGCAGGTCCGCGTCGAGGACTTCGAGGCCGAGGCGATCGCCGAGCAGGCGCAGACGCACGATCGCTTCGCCTTCGATCTTCCACGAGTTCACCACGGTGCCGAGTACACTCAGTAGGCTGCGGCCGTCAGCGGTCACCCACGTGGCGAAGTCGTACCAGGCGTCCTCGAGCTGCCGGCTGGCCTCCTCGTTCTTGCCGCGCGGACGCGGCACATAGGCCGCGAACGTCACCCCATTGGGCCCGAGGATGTTCTCGCGCGCCAGCGCCTCGTAGCGGGCCGCAATCCAGCTGTTCTCGCGGAGCTCGCGGGCACGCTGGCGGAGGCGCCGGGCCTCCCGGTCGGTCACCCCGTTGGCGCTGGCGCTCGTGCCCACCCAGTCCGACAGCAGCGACGACGACTGCGCGGCGAGGTACGCGCGGACCTTTCGCGCGCTTGCCGCCGCGGGACGGCGGGCCTTGGCCGCGATCGCCGCCGGCGCGCCGCGTCGGGGAAAGAGGCGGGCCGTCATCCGCGCACGAACGTGACGGGGCGACGAACGAACGCGGAGCCGCGGCGCTCGCGCGACAGCTCCCGGCGCCAGTGCGCCTCTTCCTTCGCGACATCGGCAAGCGTGTGCAGCATGACCTGGCGTCCGCCGATCATGTACATCTTCATCTCGCCGCGGAGGATGTTCTCGCGGGCGGCTTTGCAGAGCGCGAGCATCCGCTCGGCGTAGCTCTGCAGCTCACCGGGCCCGGCGGCGCCGATGTCCAGCTCCACCACCACCCCACCGCGCTCGAACGTCTCGGCGGTGCCGTCGACCTTCGACGCGCGCAGGCGGTACTGGTACCGACCGGCGTCGAGGGTGGCCGTCTCGGCGGCCGTCAGGGTCAGGACGTGCGCGTCACCCGAGGGCACCGCCGCTTTTGTGATCGCGCCCGGCCCGTTGGCCGAGAACGCGATCGCCCACCCTGCCGTGGCCGGATACGCCGGCAGCGACAGCGTGATGACATAGCTGTCGCCGGCGACGATCGAGGCGGGCACACCAGTGAGGTCGGGCACACCGACAGAATGGGCCGACGCCTCGCCCCCACCTATGGACCGCCCCTACCGCCGCAACGCCAAGGGCAGATTTGTCTGTTCGGCGTCGGGCGGATGCCGTTCCGCCGAGGCGCGGCGCGAGATCGGGAAGCGCAGAGCGCGCGGCTTTCGGATGCGGTGCTCGTCGAGGTAGCCATCGGCGATCAGCCGCCGCACCACCTCCCCGGCCGACACGTCTTTGCACCGCATCTCGTGCGCCAGCGATACGATCTTCACCTCGCGGTACTCGATCGTGTCGAGGCGCTTGGTCAGGTGCCACATGCAGAGGCGCGCCAACGGCGGCATCTGCACGTCGTCGAGCGCCTGGACGACTACCATGGGCAGCATCACAGCCACTTCCCTCCACGGGGGCGCCCCACCCAGTTCTGTTTCTTCCCGGGCTTCGGCAGCGGGACCGCCACCGGGACCGGGTCCGCCGGTTGGCTCCCTTTTTCGGCGTCGGCGTGCACCTTCTTGAGCAGCGCCGGCAGCTGCTCGTCTCGCGGGGAGGCCAACATCAGGCCCCCGAGCGCGTAGTTCGCGCAGTCTCCGCCTTCGACGCGGGTGTTCTTGCGCGGTACCCACCGCCGGCGGCGCGTCTTCGGGTCGTACTTTCGCTCCATGCCGAGCAGCTGCTTCACGAAGGCCTCCGTCGCGCGGTGGTTGAGGTGCACGTAGCCAGGGCCGTGCGAGCCCTCCGGCATGTGCAGGCGCCGGTGCCAGCGCTCGGTCAAGGCGTTCACGCCGATCAGGTACAGCCGCCCCCCCTTCACCTTTTTCGGCGTGCGCGGGGTGATCGGCGCCCCGGGGTCGCTCGACCCCTTGATCGCGAACACCTGCTCACCGAGGCGTGGGGCGCACCAGGCCACTACGTGCTTTTGCATGTTGCCGTCGCCGGCGTCGACGGCCATCGCCGCGATCTTGAGCATCGCGCCGGTCTCGTGCCGCCACTTGAGTTTCCGCCACTCGTCGAGGTGCTCCCAGACCAGCGGCTGCGTCGGGTCGCCGTGGATGATCTCGTGCGTGACGAACCAGCTCTGCTGGCCGACGCCCCACCCCCAGAGCGACACCTCGAGGCGATCGTGCTGCACGTCGACGCCGGCGGTGAGCACGGCCACCTCGCGCGGCACGTCGAACGCGATCTCCTGGTCGTCGTCGAGCCCATCGTACCGGCGGGCGCGCTGGACCAGCAGGTCCTTCTGGTTTTCGACGCGCCGATCCTTCCACACCAGCCCGAGGGCGGTGTTCAGGAACGTCTTCAACGTCACCGGGTCGTTCTTCTTCTTGCGGAACTCGCCGGCCAGCTCATCCCAGAGCGCGAACGCCGCCGACAGCCCCTGCACATGAAAACTCCGGTGCTCGAGCGAGGCCCCATCGCGGGTTTGCCGGAACCGTCCGCGCGCCCGCATCAGGGGCCGGTCGGCCTCGGTGATGAGGTGCTCGCACTCGACGCACGGGTAGTGCACCGACTCGCGCACCACCCCATCGCCGTCCGTCTGCGGCTCGAACTTGAGCCGGTCAAACGTCAGCACCTGGAAGGCGCCGCACGCGGGGCAAGGCTCTTCCCACACCTCCCGCGTGCCGGCGAGGTACTCGCGCCACCCGCGCGACCCCCACCACCGGCCGTCCGCGTCTTGCTCCGGCTCATCGGTCGGCGAGGTGACGACGACGATCTTCCGCTTGCGCTGGAAGCTGCGCGTGCGGGCCTCGCCGATCGACATCGGGTCACCCTCGTCGCCGGCCTCCTCAGGGTACCGGTCGACCTCGTCGAACAGCAGGACGCGCTTCGGACGCGACGCCAGTCCCGACGGCGAGTTCGCGCCGGCGATGTCGAGCTGGCCGCCGGCGTACTGCTTGCTCAGGATCGTGTTGTTCGAGTCCCGCGACCGCGGCTTCCCGAACAGGCCGGCCAGCTCCGGCGACGCCTCGACCGTCGGCGTCAGCCGCCCCTTCGAGAAGTCCTCCGCCATCGACAGCGTCGGCTGCACCACCAGCTGCGGCGAGGGCTCCTGGTGGGAAAAGTAGAGCACCACGACGATCACGAACGTGGTCTTCGCCGACTGCGAGGGCGCGATGAACGTCACCCGCTGGGTGCGCGGGTCGCTGATCGCGTTCATCACCTCCCTGAGGTACGGGGCCACCGCCAGGCGCAGCCGCCCCGACTGCCGGGTGGTGGAGTTCGGCAACGTGACGTGCTTCTCCGCCCAGTCGGCCATGGTCAGCTTCGGCCGTGGTCGGCAGTGCCGGCGGAACCGTTCGCGGACGGCGCGGTTGATCGCGGCGCGGCCGCTCGGGTGCGTGGCGATCACGCCGCCTGGGCCTCTGGCTCGGGCAGCACGTCCTCGTCGAACTCCGACAGCTCGGCGATGATCAGCTCGACCTCGGCCTCGGCCGCCTGCTCGACGTGTTCGCCGAGGTGCGCCAGGCGCACGGCGAGCGACCGGAGGAGCGCCACGAGGCGGTCGAGGATGGCCCCGACCACTTTTGCGCTGTCTTCGACCAGAATCACCGACGAGAGCGCCTTGGCGACCTCGATCTCGACGAGTTGCGCCTCGGCGAGCGCCTTCCGGGTGCGTGCCTCGTCGAGCGAGACCGCCGGCTGCACGTCCTTGAGCGCCTGCAGCACGAGCTCGCGCTCGCGCCAGCGCAGGAACGCGGCCGCCTGCACCCACACGCGGTTCCCCTCGACGCGCACCGGCGCCCCCGGACGTTTGCACCACAGTCCGAGCGCTTGCGGCGTCATTTCGAGCCGTTTCGCCATCTCCGCGGCCGATATTTCCCCTTCTCTCGGCCCACCGTCAGACCGCTTCGCCACCTTGGTCGGCTTCTTTGCGCGGGTCATGAAGTAAAGCCCGAACGCTGTTGCGCTGTCTCTAGAAAAATGCCGGGGCGGTGCGGGACC